TACATCATTTCCATCTGACGGTTATGATGGTATTATTATTGAAAGAAATATTCCATTAACATCAATGTGTTCTCACCATCACCAAACAATTAGTGGTGTAGTTCATATAGGTTATATAGCTGGAGAAGATGGTCAAGTAGTTGGATTATCTAAATTAAACAGAATAGTTGAACTATTTGGACGTAGAGGAGCAATACAAGAACAATTAACGTCAGCAATACATAATGCTGTAGATAAAATTACTGAAGGTAATAGAGGTGTTATAGTAACTATAGTTGCAGGACATAATTGTGTAAGTTGTAGGGGAGTTAAACATCAAGGAGCTGGTATGGTAACTACTAAAGCATCAGGTGTATTTAGACAAAACACCAATTTAGCAAGAAAAGAGTTTTTTGATAGTTTAAAAATTAATAATGGAGGACACCAAATATAAAAGTATGAGTGAACAATTAAAATTAGAATTTGACGTTTCATTTGTAAACGAAGTAGAAACATTTAACGCCACATTTGGCAAACCTAATAATTATGAACCGAAAATACCAGAGAAGAAAGAATGGCAATTCGTATATGACTTTGTACTTGAAGAATTGGAAGAATATAGACAAGCTTGCGAAAACGGAGACATCGTGGAAGTTTTGGATGCTTTGTGTGATATTGCTTATGTTTCCCTTGGGAACGGTACTATGTTACATGGTCTTAAGGGTAAGATATGGCCAGCATATCAAGAAGTACAAGGATCGAATATGTCAAAGTCTTGTAGCACTGAAGAAGAAGCCTTGGAAACTGTCACCCTCCGCTCTAAAGAACAAGCTGAGCCATGTCATCATGAAAAAGTAGGAGATAGATATGTTGTATATAGAACACGTGATAGAAAAGTAATGAAATCAATTAATTACTATAGACCTAATTTAAAACAATTTTTTACACAATCTGAATTAGATAATGTTTAAAAAAGCATTTGCTAGACGTCTTAAAGATAATAAATTTCTAATTCACCTATGGGAAGACGAAGGTTATAGTAAATTAGAATGGACTAATCAGGCATATATTGAATGTCATGAAGCTGATGCTCAATACACAGGTTTAAATGGGGAGCCCTTAAAAAAAATATCTAATTGGAGACCTGATAACCCAAAACTTCATTTTCATGATATGCCCCCTTACCAAAAATTCTTAATTGAAAAATATGGTATTAATGATACTCCTTCGACAACACATAAAGAATTATTTTTTGATATTGAGTGTGAGATGTTAGATGATATGTCAGAAGAAGGAATTAAAAGAGCTGATAAAAAAGTAACATCAATTGCTTGGTATGATAAACAAGTAGATGAGTGGGGTATTGTAGTTTTAGATGAAAAAAATCATTTTGGGACTAATATTAAAACAAAATCAAATAAAAAAATTATACCTTGTAGGAATGAAGGTGAATTATTAGCTAAGTTTTTAGAAAAATTTAGAGATATTGATCCTGATATTTTAGTAGGATGGAATAGTGATTATTTTGATGTTCCTTATTTATATTATAGAATGTGTAATGTTTTAGGAGAGGATTTTGCTAAACATTTATCTCCAATAGGTTATGTAAGAGAAACACCTTGGTTTAAAGACCAGTATATTCAAATAGCAGGTGTTGAATCTTTAGATTATATGCGTTTACATAAGAAATTTAGTTGGGCAGATGAGCCATCAATGAGGTTAGATGCAATTGGTGAAAAGTATGCTGGTATGAAAAAAATTGAGTATGATGGTAATTTAGATAAATTATTTGAAGAAGACATAGCTACATTTATTAAATATAACTTTCGTGATGTTGAAATACTTAAAGTATTAGATGAAAAATTAGAATATTTAGCATTAACTAAAAATCTAGCACATAAAGGTAAACATAATTATCAAGAAGTATATGCCAACACAAAAACACAAGATGGAGCCATTTCAGCTTATCTATTAAGTAAAAATATAATTCCTCC